AATCAAGAAAGTGCAATTTGGCGATGGATATGAACAAAATGCGCCTGATGGCGTTAATGTCCAGGACTATATTTATTCCATCGAAACCCTGCCTCTTTCCGATACGCAAGCAGCTTCTGTGGAATCTTCTTTAAGCAATCTCGAAGGCGACTTTTTCTACGCTAAATTTACAAACGACAGTCAAGTGTATAAATATAGACTTGACGAAAGCACATGGACATGGCGTTCTGACGGACCAGAGTCTAATGTGTTTGTCTTTAAAGTGAAGAGGGCTTACGACTTATGAGTTTAGAAACTGACGTACAAAAAAGTTGGCATGATGGCATTGTCGAGATGTTTGATCTTGACCTGTCCGTGATCACTGGCGACCCTAACGATAAGTTTTATTTCACGAATCAGCTAAAGCCCGACAACACAAAGATTCAATGGAAAGGCAACACTTATGAGGCGTTACCAATTATTGCGGCTGGATACGATAAGAATACGACGGGGCAAATTGCACAACCAACTTTAACTGTGGCTAATGTATTGGGCACTTTCACTCAAGTGATTAGCAGTCTTGACGATTTAGTTGGAGCCAAAGTGACAAGACGACGCACATTGGCGAAGTATTTAGATGGTGAACCTGGGGCTGATACAACCCAGGAATTTCCCATTGACATTTATTACATCGAACGTAAAACTGGCGAAAACACATTGACCATCACCTGGCAATTGGCAAGCGTGTTTGACCTAGAGGGACTTAAGCTTCCTAAGCGCATCATCACGCAAAACTATTGTCAATGGCAATATCGCAGTAGTGAATGCGGATATACGGGAGGGCCAGTTGCTGACGTTAATGATAGAGCCACTAGCAACCCCAATGCTGACGTGTGCGGCAAACGTGTTGAAAGTTGCAGGCTAAGATTTCAAAACGCTACGCTGCCTTTTGGTGGCTTTCCTGGAGCGCTTATCTAATGACATCAGACTGGACTCTATTGAAAGCAGACATGGCTGCACATGCCAGGAAGCATGGGGATGAGGAGAGTTGTGGTTTGATTGCTGGCGGGAAGTTTTGGCCTTGCAAAAACACTAATCCCCTTCCATCGCAATGCTTTTCAATTAGCGCAGAGGCATTTGCTCGTGTTGATGAGATTGGCGTTGATGCTGTGTTTCATTCTCATTTAGGACTTGACAACAAATTCAGTAAAGAAGACATTAAAGCTTGCAAGCAAGTGAATGTGCCATGGGTTATGTATTGCATGGGGACAAACGAATGGCACTACATGGATCCAACTGGAAACGCGCCATACCTAGAGAGACAATGGATTTATGGCATTTACGATTGCTATGGCTTGATTCGTGATTATTACAAACAAGAATTTTCCATTGCTTTAGATGATTTCTCTCGCGGAGAAGAACGCGAGTGGGAAAGCAGCGATTGGCGCATGTTTGAGAAGAATTTCAAAGAGCAAGGTTTTGTTGAAATTGGCGACGATGATTTAAAGAGAGGCGATGTGTTTTTAATGCAAATGCAATGTAGCTTTCCTAATCATGTTGGCGTGTTGCATGATTTATCTTCTGGCGTCTTCTATCACCATTTAACTGGTAGACTGTCGGAAGCCAGCGTTTATGGTGGTTATTGGCGAAAGCACACCAATAAAATCCTGCGCCATCGGAGCATGATGCGATGAAGACAATTAAAGTCAAATTGCTAGGAGAACTTGGCCGTAAGTTTGGCCGTAAGCATGAATTTGTAGCGCGTTCTCCTCGTGATGTGATTTCTGCGTTGTCGCATCAAATTGAAGGATTTAAGGAATATCTGGTTTGCGCTCATGAAAATAACATTGTGTTTAAAGTAGTGGACAAAGATAGCGATGGAATGGAATATGAGAATATGTTGATGCCGTGTGATCGTTTAATCATTGCTCCAATCATTTCTGGTGCTGGTGGTTCTGTTGGCAAGATTGTGCTTGGCGTTGCCATGATTGGCTTGGCGTTTGTTTCGTTTGGCGGCAGTGTTGCTGCTGGTAGTTTGTTTGCAGGTTTTGCTGGAGGTAAGTTCGCCTTGGGAAGTGGCTTGTTGTTTACCATTGGTGCTTCTTTGGTATTTAATGGCGTGTCGCAATTGTTAACGCCTCAGCCTCAAGTTGCTGATCCTAGTTCTGACGTGCAAAGGAGAGAAAGCTTTCTGTTTGATCGCGCTGCTGACTTAACAAACCAAGGGCGACCCATTCCAGTGTTGTATGGCAAGTTTCTTGCTAATTCTCCATTGATTGTTTCCTCTGCTATTACAACACAAGCAGTTCCGACGTAATGGACGATTTACTGAAAGATTTAAACGAAGAGGATTGGATTAGGGGCTCCGGCGGCGGAGGAGGAGGCGGCGGCGGCTCGCAGGATCCCCCGGACGAGGATCCAGAATCGCTTAGAAGCCGCTCTGAGGCGTCTTTCCTTGGCGTCATATCCGAAGGCGAAATCGAGGGCTTTGAGAGCGGCGTAGCGGCTTTACGGAAAACGTTTCTCGATGGCGTGCCAATTCAAAATGACGATGGTTCATATAATTTTGATCAGCAATACCTAAGCGTTGGTTATCGTACTGGCACTCAGTCTCAATCAGCCTTGCCTGGTTTTGATGACGTAAGGATTGAACAAGGCGTTGGCGTTGAAGTGAAGAAAAGCACTGGTTCTGTTTCTCGTACCACGATTAGTAGCGAATTGAATCGCTTAAGAGTGAGGATTGGCATTTCTGCTCTTTATCTCGTCAATAGAAACAATGGTGACGTGATGGCAAATGACATTAGCTTCACGATTAGCATCAGGCCACAAGGTGGTAGCAATTTTGTCGTTTCTCAGAAAACCATTAATGGCAAAAGCCGTACACCAGTTGACTTTGAATATGAATTCAATTTGATTGGCACTGGTCCGTGGGTGGTGGAAGTTGAGATGAATAGCCCTGATGCTGCTGATAGAAGCGGTGAAGACAGGCAACATGTTTATCAAGTGTTCTTCAAGGCAATTGTTGGCATCTTGGATCGTTCCTTTTCCTATCCCAACACTGCGTTAATTGGCGTTAAAGCTAGAGCGGAAGGCTTCACGTCTGTTCCAACATTATCAGCAGAACTCCTTGGCATCAAACTAAAAGTGCCAAGCAATTACAATCCAATTTCACGCACTTACAGGGGCGCATGGAACGGCACGTTCAAGACGGCATATAGCAACAATCCCGCTTGGGTGTTTTACGACTTGTTGACCAATACGAGATATGGCGCTGGAGAGTTTGTCACTGAAAACGACATCGACCGCTATTCTCTCTATTCCATTGCTAAATACTGCGACCAATTAGTACCAAATGGAAGTGGTGGTTTCGAGCCGCGTTTCACGTTCAATGCCTACATCACAAATCGAGGAGAAGCTTATGAAGTGTTGAATTCAATTGCTGCTGCTTTTCGCGGCATGCTTTATTTTAGTGAAGGCACAATTGTTGGGATTCAAGATAAGCCAAAGTCAATGACAAGGATTTTCTCTCCAGCAAATGTGGTGCAGGAGACGGATGACAATGGCGAAATGTCCACGCCGCCGTTTCAATACGAAGGCACTGCACGAAAAGCTCGTAAAACTGTTGCGCTTGTGTCATGGAACGATCCTGAGGATCAATACAAAACCAAAACGGAATATGTTGAAGACAGAGCAGGTATTGAACGCTATGGCTACAGAGAAACGAACATCAGAGCTTTAGGCACTACATCACAAGGACAAGCGCAACGCATTGGTCGATGGACGCTGCTTAGTGACCAGCTTGAAACGGAAGTGGTCACATTTAAAGTTGCGTCTGAAGGGCTTTTTATCTTACCTGGTGAAATTATTGGCATTGCAGATCCAGCAAAAGAAGGAAAGCGCTATGGAGGAAGAGTTGTGTCTTCCACTACAAGCGCCATAACGATTGACGCACCATTTACGATTGTTGGCGGATCAACGTATCAAGCTTCAGTAATGCTGCCAAATGGCACCATTCAAACGCGATCTTTGACGAACGGAGCAGGGAGCACGTCAGTCCTCAATCTTTCCTCTCCATTGTCCTCCGCCCCAGTTGCTGGCGCCCCTTGGGTGCTGCAGGAGAACGATAGTAGCGTCAGGAAGTTTCGCGTCACGTCTCTTGTTGAGGACGATGGCATCGTGACAATACTGGCTTCGTTGTACGACGAAAGCAAGTTTAGTATTGCTGATAATGATACGTTATTGTCAAACTATCGCGGCGAAACAAATAGGCCAAGAGTGGTGCCTCGCGTCAATGGTGCGACAATTGTATTGGAGAGTTACGGCTAATGGCTTACAACGAAATCTACTGGGACTTTCCGCAGTTCTCTGATTATTCAGTATTGAACGCAATTAATCCTGCTGTTTGCTGGAATCCGCCACGCAATCACCCTGACATCGAGTCGTTTGAGGTGCAGATTAAAAATACTGTAGATGAGCAATGGATAACGATTGGAACAACTGCTGGCAACTTTATTCGTTTTCCTGCTGATAATTACGTCCTAGACTCGTCTTATCAAGCTAGAATTATCACAATCACCGTCAACGGCGATAGGTCTGCATTTTCTGATGCGCCAAAGGTTCAAACAAGCCCTCTTGAATTTGACTTCACCACGCCTCAAGTCATTAACAGATCTGATGGTACAATATTACAAAACCAACGTTATTTGTTCTTAATTTTCTGACATGGCCAATCTTTTCGGGCTTGATGCAACTGGTAACAACGCTTATGTGAAGGCTACTGGTGCTGGATCAAACGCTGATCCGTTCGTCATTCATAACGATGCCTTCACTTCTAGTTTAAAAAGCGCATTTGTTGCTAGTGGCGTTAGTAGTGACGTTATTGCGGCAGTGGCCAGCAACAAGCTTCGAGTGATGTCAATGGCAATTACTGCCAATTCTGGTTGCACTGTGCAATTCCAAAGCGGCGCCTCTACTGACCTTACGCCTCCTTTCCATATTGCTGGCGAAGGCAACTTAACCATGAGCAATCCTCTTGGATTATTTGAAAGCAATTCTGGCGAAAAGATTAATGCCGTATTGGCAGGTTCTGCTGATTACACCGTAATGCTCACTTATCGAGAAGTTGCAGCATGACCACTTTTATTCCCACTTCCATTGCTCCTAAAATCGATCTACGCCTGTTGCGTAGGGATTATTTCGATGGAATGAGTATATTGTTGCAGGATGAAGACGGCAATCCGTTCAACTTGAACGACGTGACAGTTTGCGCTTCAGCCTGGAAAGCAACAAGCTCTGGCACTAGAGAGCAGATTTTAACAATCAACACGCAAAAGCAAGAGCCTCTTACTGCCGGTCGTGTGAGACTTTGGCTTTCGTCTGCTCAAACGGCGCAATTGTGGGACACTTACGAGGCGTTTTTTAGCAACACTGAAAACAAAGTTTTCTTTCCATCGACTTACGTTGTGCCGGAGGCGTTGAATTCCATTACCTGGGACATGCGAATTGAAACGGAGAACGAACTCTCTAATTTGACTTCAGTTGCTAGTGGTGTATTTATTACGCAAACTAATCATGGTTTGGCTTCTTCCGAGCGAGTTGTGTTTAGTGGCACAGCGCAATCGTCAATCAATTATGATGGTACAAGTTCTACCATTTATAGCGGCCTCACCAATATCTCTTACACTGCTCCTTACACGTTTACTGTCCCAACGTTGACTGGAGTTACTGATGCTGCAATTGGTGGTTCTGTTTATAGACTAAAACAAGACACTGTTGTTGCTGGTAATGTGTTTATTGGCAACACTAATTCAAACTGCTTCCCATAGCTATGGCTAACGAACTGAAAGAAGGCGTAAGTGTTGTTACGGTTGGCCGTACCGCACCAATCCCTCCTGGCCCTCAATTGGCAAAGGACAGCCTTCCTGTTGTCATTGCGTCAGACCAAGAAACAATTCCTGTTGCTGTTCAAAATCAACAAATTAGTGAAGTTAGCTTAAGCCTACTTGGCATTCCTCGCGCTGAAGTTGCGCTTGGCATTTTTGCTGATGTCACCACTTATGACGTAAATCCAAACGAATGGGAAAGTGAAGGCACTGGAACCACCACTCACATTCCAACAGAAAGCGCAGCCGAAATCAATCTTGGAACTGGTGCCACTATTGCGTATCAAATTTTAAGCAGCAAAAGATTCTTTAGATACCAGCCTGGTCGTGTTAGTGCTGTCACATTTGGCGTGCGAATGAACACTACCACTGACTCAACTGATATTAAAAAATTTGGTGCATTTGACAAACGCGATGGGTATTATATTGAAGTGCAAGGAGGCGCTCAAGCTGGAGCTGAAGCGAAGGAAGTCAATCTTTATTGCGTAAGGAGAAGCAGCGCGTTTGAGAGTAACGAAACTGGCATTCGCACTCCCAATGCAGGCGATGGCGACAGGGGAACTGCTGGTGTTGATTTGGTGATTGTCAGGGCTGGCCTAACTTATGTTCATGCTGCATTATTTGACCGAAGCCTTCGCGGAACTGGCAACAGCATTGGCAGCAATGCTTCTTCTGACGGTAGTATTACGGTTTCCGCTGGTTTCTTGACAGTTCCCAATTCCTATCGATATACTTACGAATATCGCGTACCTCGAAAATATTTTAGCCACGACAGACTTGACGCAGATACTCGCACTCAATATTACTCCGATCGTACACCGGGGAAAGATAGTTTTACTGTATCAATTGGAGGCACCGCCGACTCCCCAAGTGTCACTTATAGCAATGGCTCCACTGTTATTGATGATGATGGCAACATCCAAACTCTAACTTCTGTTTGGGACATCGACTTTTCTAAAGTTACGATGTTCAAAACGGAATATAGCTGGTATGGCGCTGTTGGTGGTCATTTCTTGGCCTATGTTCCTGATGCCACGACGACAGGAGAAGCGCGATGGGTGAGGATGCATCATATTCGTACATCAAATCAGCTCACGAGCCCTAGCCTCGCTAATCCAACGCTTCCTATTAGTTATCTTGTCCAAAAAGCAACCAGTGGAAACGAAAATTCTGTTTATAAATACGGTGCTTCTTATTACATCGATGGAGGGGATAAAGGAACAATTGTTGCTCGCAGTCAAAGCAATAGCAGCGATCGTAGCGTAGATACTAATGGCACAATGCTTCTTGCTATTGAAGTGAAGGAAGAGGTGA